TCGATGCGGCGCTGGATCAGCGTTACGGCGAACAGGCCCGTGCCGCGCTGCATGAATCCGGCCGCGATTTCGGCACCGCCCACATCAGCGATGGCCCGCTGCATCTCAAGTTCGAGTTGCCCAAGAAGGTCAGCTGGAACCAGCAGCAACTGGTCGAAATCGCCGAACGCATCGTGGCGTCGGGCGACAAGGTCGAGAGCTATCTCGACGTCAAGTTGTCCGTCCCCGAATCCCGCTACACGAACTGGCCTCCGGCGCTGCAACAGCAGTTCGCTGCAGCACGCACCGTGGATTCCGGCAAGCCGTCTTTCACCCTTTCCCTTGATTTGGAGTAATGGCCATGAGTGCAATCATTCCCTTCCAGTTCGAAACGCACGCCGTGCGCGTCCAGATCGACGATGCGAGCCAGCCGTGGTTCAACGCCGCCGATGTCTGCGCGGCTTTGGAACTGTCGAATCCGCGCGATGCGCTCGTCAAGCACGTCGATTCGGATGATGTCGCAAAACGCGACATCATCGACAACCTTGGACGCGCGCAGCGCGCCAACCACGTCAACGAGTCGGGGCTTTACGCCCTTATCCTCGGCAGCACGAAGGATGCCGCGAAACGCTTCAAACGTTGGGTGACCAGCGAGGTCTTACCCACGATCCGCAAGACCGGCAGCTACGCCGTCTCCGGTGCACTGGCGGCTTTGCCCGCACCGACCCACGACCGCGTATCCGCGATTCTGCTGATCGGCGAGGCCGTAGCGAAGGTGCCGGGGGTGAAACCGGGCATCGCGGCGGCGGCGATGCTGACCTGCATTCAGGAGAACACGGGCATCACCACCGACGTGTTGCGCCGTGCGCTGCCGTCGGCCAATGAGCCGATCTGCGCATTGAACGCCACCCAACTCGGCAAGCTGCTGAACCGTTCGGCCAAAGCGACGAACCAGTTGCTGGCGGCAGGTGGCTTCCAGTTCCGCAACGACCGTGACGAATGGGAACTGACCGAGGCCGGTGACGCGTGGGCCGAGGCCATGCCGTACTCGCGTAACGGGCACAGCGGCTACCAGATCCTCTGGAATCCTGCCGTCGCCGAGCAGTTGAAGGAGGTGGCGTGATGTCCCTCCCGATCATCTCCGCGCAGCAGCGCATGGCCGAGCGCAAGGGTGTGAAGCTGCTGATGCTGGGTAAATCCGGTATCGGCAAGACCACCCGGCTCAAAGACCTCGACCCCGTCACTACGTTGTTCCTCGACATCGAGGCGGGTGACCTCGCCGTGGCCGACTGGCCGGGAGACACCCTCCGTCCAGCGTCGTGGCCGGAGTCGCGGGACTTCTTCGTATTCCTCGCCGGGCCTGATCGTTCCCTGCCGCCAGAAGCTGCTTTCTCCCAGGCGCATTTTGATCACGTCGTCGAGAAGTTCGGCGATCCGGCGCAATTGGACCGCTACCAGACCTTCTTCCTGGACTCGATCACGCAACTGTCGCGGCAGTGCTTCGCGTGGTGCAAGACGCAGCCAGGGGCGACCAGCGACCGTTCCGGCAAGCCGGATCTGCGCGCGGCCTACGGTCTGCTCGGCCAGGAAATGATCAGTGCGCTGACCCACCTCCAGCATGCCCGCGGCAAGAACGTGGTGTTCGTGGCCATTCTCGACGAACGCCTCGATGACTACAACCGCAAGGTGTTCGTGCCACAGATCGAGGGCAGCAAAACCAGTCTGGAGTTGCCCGGCATCGTCGACGAAGTCGTGACGCTGGCCGAGATCAAGGCCGATGACGGCAGTGCCTACCGCGCCTTCGTCACGCACACCGTCAATCCCTACGGCTTCCCGGCCAAAGACCGCAGCGGTCGGCTCGAACCGCTCGAGCCTCCCAACCTGCGCGCGCTGATCGCCAAGTGCGCGGGGACATCCACCTCGTCCGCCAGCGCCACCACCCCCACCGAATCCCACGAATCCTACGAACCCAAGGAGTAATCACCATGACCAGCCAATCCACGACCAGCAACAACTGGAACGACTTCAACGACGCCGAATCGCAGCAGTCCGGCTTTGATCTGATTCCGAAGGGCACCGTTGTCCCGGTGCGCATGACCCTCAAGCCGGGGGGCTACGACGATGCCAGCCAAGGCTGGGGCGGCGGCTACGCCACTGAGTCCTTCGATACAGGCGCCATCTATCTCGCCGCTGAATTCGTCGTCACCGCCGGCGACCATGCCAAGCGCAAGATGTGGAGTAACATCGGCCTGCACTCCAAGAAGGGCCCAACGTGGGGTCAGATGGGGCGCAGCTTTATTCGCGCCGCACTCAATAGTGCCCGCAACGTCTACCCGCAGGACAACAGCCCGCAGGCGGCTGCCGCGCGCCGTATCCAGGGTTTTCATGAACTGGATGGCCTGGAGTTTCTGGCCCGTGTGGACATCGAGAAGGACGGCAAGGGTCAGGATCGCAACGTGGTCAAGATCGCGGTCGAACCCGATCACCCCGACTACGCCAAGTTGATGGGCGTGCCGGCCAAGATCAATCCCAACAGCGGCAACCCCGGTACGCCCGCACAGGCGGCGGCCCCAGCGTATCAGACGCCGGCCCCTCAACGCGCACCCGTGACGGGCAAGCCGTCGTGGGCACAGTGAGGGAAGCCGCCATGAAAATCTCTCGTCCGATTCTCCCTGAAACCGGCTTTCTCCGTTTGCCGCAGGTGCTTGCTCTCATTCCGATCAGCCGCTCTGCATGGTGGGCTGGTGTCAGCGAAGGCAAATATCCAAAGGCCATCAAGCTCGGCAGCAAGACCACGGTTTGGCGCGCAGAAGACATTCGCGCGTTGATCAAACGATTTCAATGAGGGAGACCGATGAAATGCTGGGTCTGCAAACGACAGGCCAGGGGATTCGGCCACACCGACAACCGTCACGGTGTTGGCAATCCCCGGCGCTATCCCATCGACTGGGTGTTCTGCTCGCAGCGTTGCCAGAACGCGTTTCACGCGCTGTACGGCAACTGGCTGCGAGTCAAGGAAGGCAGCGCCGACATCAAGGAGGTCGCCATGATTGATCCGTCTGATGTCGAGCTGGCAGCCATGCGCCAGTGCCTCAAAGCCTTCGGCGAGGCTGCGGGCGAGATCGGCTTTGCCAAACCGCTGGGTGACTATTCCGAAGCCGAGGCAATGCGGGTCATCGACGCCATTGTCACCCGCTGGTCGGAGTCGATGGTCGCGCACCACGAGGCCACCCGGTTCCCGCCTGTGCGGGGCTTGCCGCCGACGCCTGATCCGCTGGCACCCGAAGCGGCCAACCCGTTCGCCGATATGGAGGACGACCTGCCGTGGGAAACACCGAAGGGGAAGAAACCATGATGGATTTCAATTCCTCTTCGAGCCTCTCGGGGCGGGTCACCGCCTTGGTCGATGCCGGGATGCAGGACGCCCGTGCCCGCCAGTCCGAGCGCCAGTACCTCGGCGCCTCGCGTCTCGGCGTGGCCTGTGAACGTGCGCTGCAGTTCGAGTACGCCAAGGCCTCCGTCGATCACGGGCGCGATATCCCGGGCCGGATGCTGCGCATCTTCGAGCGCGGTCATGTGATGGAGGACTGCATGGTCGTTTGGCTGCGCGATGCAGGGTTCGATCTGCGAACCCGAAAAGCGGATGGCGAGCAGTTTGGCTTCTCGGTGGCTGACGGCCGCCTGCAGGGCCACGTCGACGGCGTCATCGTCGGCGGCCCCGAGGGCTTTGACTATCCGGCGCTCTGGGAATGCAAGTGCTTGGGCAACAAATCCTGGAGTGACCTCGAGAAGAAAGGTCTGGACGTCTCCAAACCCATCTACGCCGCGCAAGTGGCGATCTACCAAGCCTATCTCGAACTGCATGAGCACCCGGCGATCTTCACGGCACTCAACGCCGACACGATGGAGATCTACACCGAACTCGTGCCCTTTGACGCAGCCCTGGCCCAGCGTATGTCGGATCGGGCGGTGAAGGTCATCTCGGCAACCGAGGCAGGCGAACTCCTGCCGCGCGCCTTCCATGACGCGACCCACTTCGAATGCCGGATGTGCGCCTGGCAAGACCGCTGCTGGAGGACAAAAGCATGACTGACAACACGACACCGGCCACAGGCGTTGAGCCGATGATCGACGCCAAGCAGGCAGCGGCCGCGCTGCGCCTGCCGTATTACTGGTTCGCTGACCACGCGATGCGCAGCAAATATCGGATTCCGCACTACCTGATGGGCGGTCTGGTGCGCTATCGCCTGTCTGAACTCTCCGCATGGGCCGCCCGCAGTACAGCAGTGCAAAGCCGTCCTGCCGATGATACGGATGCCGCTGTCGAGGAGGCCGAATGATCGACTTCAACGATACCGCCGCGTCTACGAAAAACACCCCTCGCATCGTCAGCGATGCCGAACGCGAGGAACTGCGCGCGGAACTTCTCGCACGGCTGGAATCGGTGCTGTTCACCCTGTTCCCGGCAGGCAAGAAGCGCCGGGGCACGTTCCTGATCGGCGATGTGCTGGGCAGCCCCGGCGACAGCCTCGAGGTGGTGCTCGATGGCGAGAAGGCGGGCCTGTGGACCGATCGAGCCGACGATTCTGGTGGCGATGTGTACGCGCTGATCGGTAATCACTTCGGCATTGATGTGATCCGCGACTTCCCACGCGTGCTCGATGCTGCCGCCGATCTGCTCGGGCGTGCGCGCTCGGCGCCGGTACGCAAAGGCAAGAAGCAATCAGCGCCTGTCGATGAACTCGGCCCAGCCACCGCCAAATGGGACTACCTCGACGCCACCGGCAAACTGATCGCGGTCGTGTATCGCTACGACCCGCCCGGTAACAAGAAGCAGTTCCGCCCCTGGGATGCTAGGCGGCACAGGATGGCACCGCCCGATCCGCGTCCGCTCTACAACCAGCCGGGCATGGCCGGTGCTGCGCAGGTGGTGCTGGTCGAGGGCGAGAAATGCGCGCAGGCCTTGATCGATGCAAACGTCACTGCCACCACCGCGATGCACGGCGCGAACGCTCCGGTCGACAAGACTGACTGGTCGCCGCTGTCCGGCAAGGTGGTGCTGATCTGGCCTGACCGCGACAAGCCGGGCTGGGAGTATGCAGCCCAGGCAGCGCAGGCTGTGTTGGCCGCAGGTGCGAAGTCTTGCCACATCCTCTACCCGCCCGAGGATGCGCCGGAAGGATGGGACGCTGCGGACGCCATTGCCGAAGGCTTTGACGTCGCCACTTTTCTCACCCACGGCCCGCGCCTGCAGATGCACGACGTCGCAGATGCCGATGAGCCGGTGCTCGGTAACGACGTGTCCGTTTGGGGCACGGAGGATGCGCTGGCGCTGGCCTTTACCCGGCGCTACCACCGCGACTGGCGCTACGTGGCGCCCTGGGGCCGTTGGCTGGTGTGGGACGGTCAGCGCTGGCGCACCGAGGAGACGCTCGCCGCCACTGATCTCATCCGTAGCGTCTGTCGCCAGACCGCCTTGCGCGCCGATAACCCCAAGGTTGCCGCCAAGCTGGCCAGCGCTGGTACGGTCAGTGGTGTGGAACGGCTGGCGCGTGCCGACCGCAGGCACGCAGCGACCACTGACGAATGGGACGCCGACCCGTGGCTGCTCAACACCGCAGGAGGTGTTGTTGATCTCAAGACCGGACGCAAGCGGGCCAACGAGCGATCTGATCGGATGACCAAGATCACCACGGCCACACCGGACGGCGAATGTCCCCAGTGGTCGGTGTTTCTGTCCGATGTGACTGGGGGCGATGTCGAACTGCAGGCCTACCTGCAGCGCATGGTTGGCTATTGCCTCACGGGCGCGACGAGTGCGCATGCGCTGTTCTTTCTGTACGGCACCGGTGCCAACGGCAAAAGCGTTTTTGCCACCGTCATTGGAGCCATCCTCGGCGACTACGCCGCCACAGCGTCGATGGATACCTTCGTCGAAACCCGCGGCGACCGTCATCCGACCGATCTGGCAGGGCTGCGCGGCGCACGCTTCGTGACGGCCATCGAGACCGAGCAGGGACGTCGCTTGAACGAATCCAAGGTCAAGGCCATTACCGGGGGTGACAAGATTTCCGCGCGCTTCATGCACAAGGACTTCTTCGAGTACACGCCGCAATTCAAGCCGGTGATCGTTGGCAACCACAAACCCGCGATTCGCAACATCGATGAGGCGATGCGGCGACGGCTGCACATGATTCCGTTCACGGTGACGATCCCGCCGGATCGGCGAGATCCGCGTTTGACAGAAAAGCTGTTGGCCGAACGTGACGGCATCCTCGCATGGGCCGTGGCCGGATGCCTTGCGTGGCAGCGTGAGGGCCTGAAGCCGCCCGCCAGCGTTCAGGCGGCGACCGAGGAGTACTTCGAGGCCGAGGACGCAATGGGCCGTTGGATCGATGAGCGCTGTGTGCGGGAGGCCAACGCCAAGTCACTGACCGCAGAACTGTTCACGGATTGGAAACAGTGGGCCGAAGCATCGGGCGAGTTTATCGGTTCGCAGCGCCGCTTTTCCGATCTGTTGATCACTCGTGGGATCGAGAAGTGGCGCAACAGCGTAGGTGTGCGCGGCTTTCAGGGCATTGGCCTGAAGCACCCGCCGGCACCGGCTTACACCCCCTACGCGGACAACTGACCTCATGAAAACCACGCGGTCTGACGCAACTGACATGGCTGAACGTAACTTCTCTATACGCGTGCACGTGCGCGCGCCTCACGGAGAAGTTATGTCTGACTGCGTCCGATGTGTCAGGCCAGTCAAAACAAGGACTGACACCATGAGCACCACCATCCTCGCCCTTGATCTGGGCACCACCACCGGCTGGGCGCTGCGCGGCAACGACGGCCTCATCACCAGCGGCTCGGAGCATTTCAAACCACAGCGCTTCGAAGGCGGCGGCATGCGCTTTCTGCGCTTCAAACGCTGGCTCACCGAAATCAAGCAGTCGTGCGACGGTATCGACTGCCTGTATTTCGAAGAAGTGCGGCGGCACGCCGGCGTCGATGCGGCACACGCCTACGGTGGATTCCTGGCCACGCTCACGGCGTGGTGCGAGCACCACGAGATTCCGTACCAGGGCGTGCCGGTTGGCACGATCAAGAAGCACGCCACCGGCAAAGGCAACGCGGGCAAAGAGGATGTGATCGCCGCCATCCGTGCGCGCGGTCATGTACCGATAGACGACAACGAAGCCGATGCACTGGCGCTCTTGCACTGGGCCATCGATCAGCAAGCCCTGGATCAGGAGGCGTGAGATGAAGATTCCGACACCCCGCTACCGCTGCCCGCTCGGCCGGCTGCAGCCTGACGTTCAGGATCTGGAGGCCGTCAAGGAACGTGGCTGGCGCGACCAGCACATTCTCGTCGTATCCGCTGACGACGATCGTCTCGATTGGGTTGAGCGCGAATTGCTGCGCCGTATTGGCAATCGCCTGTATGGAGGGACGCGCCATGACTGAATGGACGATCGAGGATGTCGCGGCGCGTTTCGACGAGGCGGTCAGCACGGCATGCCGTCTGCCACCTGTGCGCGTACAGGGTTACTTCAACTGCTGGCCTGAGATCAAGCACATGCCTTGGGAAAACATGGGCGCCGAGCCACAGATCTACCGCTTTCCTCCCGACCCAGCATCCATCGAACGGATGCTGGAGGTGATGCGTTGGGTGCAGTGGCTCACGGTCGAACAGCGGCATCTGGTGTGGATGCGGGCCAGGCGTTACGGCTGGCGGGACATCACGATCCGCTTCGCCTGTGACCGCACCACGGCGTGGCGGCATTGGCAGCGGGCATTGGAGATTGTGGCGGCCAAGCTCAATGAGCGCAATTTGCCAAATTTTGCCAACAGGTCTAGTATCGAACCATGACTACGATGAACATTTCCCTGCCCGACACGCTCAAGACCTTTGTCGATGAGCAAGTCAGCCAACGTGGCTATGGCACCAGCAGCGAGTACGTGCGCGAACTGATCCGCAAGGATCAGGATCGCCAGCACCTGCGTGGCCTGTTGCTGGCTGGGGCAGTCTCTGCTCCGACGGCCCCTGTCGACGGTGAATACTTCGACGCGCTGCGAGCACGCGTGCAAAGTGCGCGGAGATGAAGGCCAAGCCGCTCATTCCGCGAGCGCTTGCCAGGCAGGACGTTGAAGATGCAGTCAGTTACTACCTGAACGAGGAGGCCGAGCAAGCTGCGCTCGGCTTTATTGACGCACTGGAGCAGGCCTACTCCCAGATCGGCCGCCACCCTGCGACCGGATCTCTCCGCTATGCCCACGAACTCAATCTGCCAAGCCTGCGCAGTTGGCCGCTAAAGCGCTATCCGTACATGGTCTTCTACGTCGAGCGCGACGATCACATTGACGTCTGGCGCGTCCTGCATGGCATGCGGGACATCCCCGCTTGGTTGCGTGATGGCGAGGACACACATCACTGATGTAGTGCGTTCCAAAATCCTGAGCAATTTAGGGTAATGCCTGCCGCGTTTGTCCTTGCCTTGCGGCGTTTGTCCGTTTCGGGGCTCCGCAAGCCTGCAACAAAACGGGC